GGTCGAGATCGCGTTGGCATTGAACTGTGCCGACATCCACCTGAACCATGCCTATGTCGGGGTGCCTTATTCCCAGTTTGCGCAGGCGACATACGGCACGCCCCCATACGTTTTCACCTTGGAGTCCGGGACGCTCCCCGGCGACCTGACGCTGAACGCTTCCACGGGTGAGGTGTCCGGTTCCGACCCAGCAACTGTTTCGCAGAACGCCTTAACGATCCGTGTAACAGACGACGACACCGACTGGACTGAATGCGCCCCAACCTTGCAAGTCTGGGAGGTGCTGGAGATCACGACTACGAATTTGCCAAATGGAGTGCTGGACAGCGCGTATAGCCAGCAGCTTGCCTCCACCGGTGGTGACACGCCCGTCGTCTGGACTTTGGTAGGCGGTCCGTTACCTCCGGGGCTCTCCCTTAGTTCAGGCGGTTTACTCTCCGGGACGTGCGGATCGACGGAGGCTACCTACAATTTCACGGTGCGTGCATCAAGTAGCGATGGGCAGACAGACGATCAGCCGCTATCTATCGAAGTAGCCGAGTTGCAAGGTTTCATTTTTGTTGTAGAAACGACCGGGACGGATGAGACGTTCACGCTGCCCTGCGGGAATGTGGGCGTCTATAACGCCGATTTCGACTGGGGCGACGGAGTCCAGAATACGATTACCTCCTATAACGATCCTTTGCTTGCGCACGAATATGCGGATGCGGGGTTGCACGAAATTACGGTTACGGGATCTTTGCCCCATGTCTGGGTTAACAACTCGGGGGACAAGCTAAAACTGAAGGAATTAAAAAGCTGGGGCGATGTTGGGCGATTAAGTTGTTCGGGAATGTTCCGTGGATGTACAGAGTTGGTTGTTACAGCAACAGGAAATGCCTATACGTCGCAGGTTACGGACATGAGCTTCATGTTTGAGAGTAATACGGCCAATGTGTCGCCGCCGGACACAAGCGGGTTCGATACGGGACTTGTCGAGAGCATGGCGAACATGTGGTCCGGTTGCACCGGGATGACCTCAGCGCCGGATACGTCCGGATGGAATGTTGGTAATGTCGAGAACTTCTCCCTATTCATGAATAACTGCGCTTTCATGGTCACAGCGCCGGACACGTCAAATTGGGATACCGCCAAAGCTACTAACATAGCGCAAATGTTTCGCAGTAACACGCGTATGGAAGAGTGTCCGGATGTTTCCGGGTGGGACACCGGGGAAGTGTTGGATATGTCGTTTGCGTTCTCTTCGTGTTCTGGGATGCTTACGGCCCCGGTAGTTTCGGGATGGGACACAGCTAAATGCTTGTCTTTTCGAGAGACATTCCGACTGCTTACTGCAGCCGGCACGGTCGACATTGCTGCAGATACCTGGGACGTTGGCGCGGGGGCGAACTTCACAAACATGTTTTACCAGACGACGCTATCGACTGCTTGTTACGATAGGATCCTGGCGGCATGGGCGCTATTAACATTGAACTCGGGTCAGACCTTCCACGGTGGGAATAGCACCTACACTGACGCAGCCTCGCGCCTGGTGTTGACCGATCCGCCGAATAGCTGGAGTATTACAGACGGAGGGCCTGCATAATGGCTAAGGTGATTATTCATTACACTTCACCCGGCGACGGCGACTCGTTTGTCCATGATGATGATTCGGTTGTAACGGATGACGTTTCTAATGAAGAAGCGGTTGTTATTCACGATGGCGAAACAGTCCGTGTAGACCTACAGAATACTGGCAAGTTTCAGATCAATACTCCGTATTTTGTCGAGATCCAACATAAGTATTTCGAGGGCACTTGGGCTGGCTGGGGTTGGCGTGCCGAGATTAATGGGGCTTCGAAAGGTCGTGACCCGACCTCCAGGGCGATAGGTGTTTACAACGACTCCGAGTGGACCGCCTACCTTTACACCACGGGGGCGTTTGTCGAGCAGGTATCCGAGTGGCAGACGGACGATGCTGGAAATTCTGTGCGGGTCTGGGCAACGGAGACACCTGCCGGCTATGCCAAGCCCGACAAGGAGCAGTGGAACCTGGCCCTGCTCAAAGGCTCAGCCCAAGAGGTCCGCACGCATCTGTTGGCTACGGAAGATTCCACTACGATGCCGTATTTCGATACTGAGCCAGAGCTTGAAGTGCGAGGCCGGGGCAAACGGAAGCGAAAGAAATGAGACAAGCGAGGCGCGGCCCTACCATGCGGCCCCTAGACGCGCCTCGTCGTCGACAACCCGAAAGGGCCGGGGCCGCACCCATTGTTGCGAGGCAAATGAAATGAAGAGATTAATTGTTTTTCTGCTGGCAGCCCTCCCGATTTTGGCTTTGGCCGACATTCGGATGGAGAGTGAGTCCGGTTTTGCGCAGTACCCGTGGAGCCTGGAAACTATCCAAAATCAGTTCGAGCGAAACGGCGACGTAACGGTGGTATCCGATCTCGGCGCGACTACGGCAAGCGGGTATGCGACCTTCGCCGGCAAGGTCTTGGTGGATGGCTTCCTGCCAGGTGGCGTACAGGACATCGCACCGGTAGTCACTATAGTGGGGTCGGAAGATTTCCCTGGTGAGCTGTGCGTCATGGTCGCGCCGAACCATACCTACCTGTCGGGCGATTGGGAAGCGAGAGTTCGATACCTGCCGGATCGTACCCTGGAAGGCGACCTGATTTGCCGCAATGGCGTTCTTGTTGAGTAAACATGCGAGGCAACGATATGAGCGACAAAATTGAAGACCTGAAGAGACAGTTAGCCGAGGCTGAGGCCGAGAAAGCGGGTAAAGGCTCCGGACACTACGAAGAGTACACGGTCGCGAAGGGTGACACGCTTTCAGCTATCGCGAAGAAGTATTACGGCGATGCGAACCAGTACCCCAGGATCTTCGAGGCCAACGAGGGGCAAGGCCCGAACCAAATCAGGGATGCCAATTGGATCTACCCTGGCCAGGTGTTCAAGATTCCGATGTAAGAGATTATGGGAGAGCACCCACCGCCACCGCAGGATTACGCCAGTCCGCAGGATCGGATTGCGGGCCAGGATTGGAGCGGCGTAGCAAAGACGGGCCTGGCGTCGATGGCGCCAGCTGACAAAGGATGGGTGCTGGCGGTGGTAGTGATCATCGCTATCCTGTCGGCTGGGGATTATTTCAGGTCTGCGTCTCGTGACGAACAATTCGCACTCTCGATGGGACGGATGTCCGATTACCTGGAGTTGGTCGAAAACGATAGACGGCAGGACTCGATGGCAAAGACCGAAGAGCGCAAAGAGCTGATCCGAGTCCTGGAGACGGTGACGGCTACCGTTTCGAGGCAAGCGAACAGGGCTGGAAGGGCGATATTAGACGAGGCAGATCCATAAGCCCTAGGCACAAGAGGACAATAGAATTGAGTCATTTTTATTGCTCGGTGTGCGGAGCGTTGATCTCGGACAGCCCTCGAGGCTATATCTCAGGGTGCCCGCACTATCCATTGGAAGGACGCAAGCGCGTACATTGCTCTCCAGTTGAGCAAATACGACTGATCATGGATCAGGATGATGATGGCAACCAAATAAGCGAAGACGAGGCAAATAGAGATGCAAGAAGCCAAGACACTTGACAATGTGAACGAGGCCGATACTCGGGATAAAGTTGCGGATGTGATCGTCATCGGCAACGGCGATATGTTTGAGCTGCTCTGCAAAGCATTCAGCGAAAACCAAGGCTGGATGAAATCCGCCAAGGCGATGAAGATTCCCGGGGTCGGGTGCGTCGTTCAAGTGACGACGCAACAATGCAACCCGGATGGGTCTTATGCCGTTGCTGAGGCTATAACGTTTGTCCCTGGCGTCAGAACCGTTCCTGACGAGAACGGCGGGCGGAAGCTGGAGGCCATTCGATGAACTCCGACAGACTAGCTTGGGATTTCGACTATCACGCTCCGGACGCTGAGAAAGTCAAACGGCACGAAGAAGTGCGCGATGCAATGCACTTGGCTGCGAGCGCCGTTAATGCGCTTGCGCCCGACAGCCGGGAGAAGAGCCTGGCCATTACCAGTCTGGAACAGGCAATGTTCTGGGCCAACGCGGCGGTAGCGCGGGACGGTCGGCCGGAGGATGCGAAATGACCAAGGTGATTTTGAAAGACGAGGAACGCACGCGCTGCGAGGTCTGGTCGCGGGTGATGGGATACCACAGACCCGTAGAAACTTGGAACATCGGCAAGCAACAGGAGCATCGAGACCGGCAGTATTTTGTGGAGGTGCGCAATGGTTGAAGAACATCAGCCTGAGACAGTAGAGCGCTTCGATGCTGCAGCATTCTTTGACGTGGTTCGCGCCGAGCTGTTCGGCCGATCGATGTCTCAATCGCAGGTAGAGGGGACGATCCGTACAGGCTCGGCTTGTCTACAGTGGGAGCTTGACCCGCTACTTCAGCAGGCGGCTTATGTATTGGCCTCGGTCTTTCATGAGACCGCGCAGACGATGCAGCCCATCGAAGAATACTACGGGTCGACAAAGCACTATGCTCCCTGGTATGGCCGTGGCCCGATCATGATTACTTGGGAGGAGAACTACCTTAAGCAGGAGAAGAAGCTGGGCCAGATGCCCTATGTGCTCGAAAACGGTATCCCGTACAAGGTGCATCAGGATAAAAATCTTGCGCTCAACCCGGAGACGGGAACAATTATTGCGGTTTTAGGTTGTAAGGATGGGGACTTTACCGGTAAGTGCCTGGACGATTACATCAATGCCCGCAAGATCGACTATCGAAATGCGCGGCGCGTCGTCAACGGAATCGACAAAATGGATCTGATCGCCGGCTACGCCAAGACGTTCGAGAAAGCATTGCGCGCCGGAGCCGGCGAGGAGCTCCCGCGGCTGACCGTGGGCGTAAACTACAACCCGCGCTGTGTGGATGTGGGCGAATGCCAGCGCATGCTGAACGCCATCGACGATGAATACGCGCTGGACCCCGATTGCGTCTTCGGCCCGGCAACGGAAGACGCTGTGCAGGATTTTCAGAGCGCGATGCGGTTGGTGGACGACGGAATCTGCGGCCCAGATACGTGGGCTGCGCTCGATGTGGAGGTGCGCAATGGCCAGTAAGAATTCCTACACGCCGAATCTGGGTGAGCCCGTTACTAGCTTCGAGAAGCCGAAACGTTCGGTCAATGTGGTATTCATCCACTGCACTGCCACCTCGAATCCGAACTTCGAGGCCGAGGAATGCCACGACCTCCACGTCGACAGCA